ATAAAAAAACGACACCAAGCGATGTCGTTTCTCTAACTTAACCATAAACCTAAACCAAAAACTTAAAATATGAAAATCAAATTTAGTGAATTATTTTATATAAAACTATTTTTTAATTAAATTATTCTTTGTTTTCTATAATACCAATATAAACCCATACAAATAAGAACGAATAATATAATTATCCAAGTCCAATCGAATTGTTTTCGCTCTACATTTTTAATCTCTTTGCTTTTTTCAATTGCTACAACCTCTTTTAAATCCGTTTTAACGTCGTTTTTTTGATTTGTAGTGGCTTTCTCGGCTTTGTCGGTAGTTATATTGGTTTTTACTTTTTTATGCTTTAAAATAGCGTTGAAATACTTTTTCCCGTTAACTACCATTTCTTTAGTATTGTCAATTGGTGCTATTTCAATTTCATCTGTATTTGTACAGTCGATTACTTTTGTATTGGTATCGGCTTTTATTTCGATTGTTGAATTGTCAGTAGTGGTTAACTCAGTTGTTTTGTTTGCTTTGGTTACTTCTTTTGACTTTTCGACACGTCTTGAACCGCAACCGATTAAAAATAGAGTTGATAATATTAAGATTGATTTTTTCATATCATTTTTTCGTATTTAATTACAATATCAGCAATTTCTTTTGCTAAAACTTCTTTATTTTCTTGGTATGCTTTAATGTCGTTTGGATTTGAAATAAAACATAATTCCAACAAACAAACTATTCCATTCTCACGCATTAAACCTAAACGTCCTCTGTGGCTTTGCGCCTCATTGATTACGCCTCTGTTTTTTATTCCTAATCGAAAAGATGTAGCTTCAACTAATTCTTTTGCAAATGCGTTGTCTAATCTATCAGCATCAATACCGACTAAAGAAGTTGCGCCTGTTGCGGTTGGTTTATCGGATGCGTCAAAGTGAAATTCTAAAACAACACTTGCATTACCCGTTTTAATTCGTTCCAAATATTGACTTAATCTTTCGTCGTCATTATCTGAAACGTAAGGTGTGCTATTTTTTTTTAGATGCCCTATTACTAAGTTTCTAAATTCAACGGCTAAATTAGCTTCTGTGTAACCATTGCCTACTGCTCCGCTATCTGTTTTAATTCCTTTTGGGTTATGCCCCGCACTTATAAATATCATAGTTTTTTATTTTAATCGTTTAACAAATATATAAAAAAACCGCTAAAGTTAATTAGCGGTTGTGGGGTTAAATGTAAGTTACTGTTTGGACTTGTTTCATTTCTTTAAAAGAAACTGATTCTCCGCAATCGCTTACGTCCATATTTTCTGAAAAAATGTTACTTACGTGTGTTATTCCTAAAAATCTACCAAAAATTTCAATAACGGTTGTAGATGTTTCGTACCATCTATGGGTATCTACATTTAAACCACTTGCGACTTCTTTGTAGTTGCCTTTAAAAAATTCATTATAAACATCTTCAGGCAAACACTCGTCCCAACATTGAGAATCTTCCATTTCATAAGATTTTTCTTCTAGTACTTTTAATAATTCGTCAAATCTTTCCATAATCTATTAAATTTAAAAAGTCCCCAATCACTCGCTACAAATGAAAAGGGACATTAGTTTTTTAATGTAGCGAATACCAAAAGTAATAATTTAATTTTAATTGAACTAATTATTAGCAAACAATTTTACGCAAATAGCAATTAACCCAGTGAATGAAGTTGAAGCAATAAAGCCTAATATCGCAAAATAAACACGGTGTACTATTAATTTTTCTTTTTGCTCTTCAACTATTTTCTGTAAATCAGCAAAGTCTGAAACTAAACCTACGTTGCCGTTTAAATGGCTTCCAATTAATGCAGTTTCAATTCTGTTTACTGATTTGCTAGTTTCGTTTAGCGTTTTAGTAGTTTCTTCATTTGTCTTTTTAAAGATGTCTAAATGGTTTCTAATCCTACCAATCTCGCCTTTAATTTCAATTACGTCGTTTTGTTCCTTTGTACTCATTCTGTATTATTTTCTGTATCGTTATCTATTTCGTTTTTATTTACTTTCTGTGTTCTAAATACTGTAAATCCTCCAATTCCTAAAAAACCTAAAAAAACAAACTCTTTGACTTCAAACGTTGGAACGCAAAAAGGCATAAAGCCGTAAATTAAAGCCGAAAAGAACGAACTGAACGTCATAACTCGTTTCTGTTCAAATCGTCCTTTAGGTCGAAGCGTATCGTTTATTAAGTCAATTAAAATCATTTTTTAAAACGTGAGTAATTAATATTCCTTTCAATTAACATAAACAAAGGAAAAAATATTATAAATAAATTCCAAAACATAAATGTAGCGTAATTGAAAAAGTAAATGTAATCTAAAACTTTAAATCCTAAATATACTAAGTTGAAAATAAAGCAATCCCTTTGAAATTTAGATAACTTTTTATACTTTGCAAAAAATACTATTGCACCAAGCACGTAAAAAATCCAATCGCTAGAATCAATTACAGTCCAATATTTAACGTACCAATCAGTATTTAAAACTGAAAGGCACGCTAAATTGTAGCAAAGCAATATGATACCTAAGTTTTTCATTATCTTCTAGGTCTCGGTGCGCCAATTTCTAAAGTAGTTAAACCAGCTTCATCTAAAATTTGATAAGCTTGGTCGATTGCTTCTTGCTCTTCTTTTGTGTACGTTGGTTGTGTCATAATATTATTATTTAATGTTAATATAATCTATTAATAAATTTGCATTCATTTCGTCTTTTAAAAAGTCCTTTTCAAAGTCTTTTACATTTACTTTAAAATGAACGATACCACTTGATAATTCACAAGTATAAATATAGTAATTTTCATTACATAAAGCTAATGCCGTAAATGCAGTTGGATTTTCTTTAACTATGTCGTTTATAATTTCTTCCATAATTAAGGTATTGAGGTAAATCTACTTTTCATATCGGTTTCAATTCCAACTCGGTTGCTATCTTGGTCAAAATCCCAAAACAATATTTCACTAATAAATGAAGCTCCAATTGTTGAAACGTAACGCCCTATTTGATTGAAAGTATTGTTAATTGTTAATGATGCGCCCGTACTTGGAATAATTGTTCCATCACGGTAAATGTCCTGACTTCCTGATTTAGCAATCCCCGTTAATAACATTTGATTTGTATTTGTATCGGTGCTATTTGAAATATCGTAATTGCCTTGTCGAATAATATAATAGTTAGCATCTGTAAAGTGCATCACGCAACTAGGAAAAGATACGTCGCCTGATATTGGAATAAAACCATTTGACGAAATAAATTTTTTACCAATTGAAAATACTGACCAAGTGGAACTAAGTGTTATAGTTGGAATAGTCATATACTTACCATCGAAATTTAAAGTAACTAATCCGTTAACTGTTATTAAACTTCCTGAGGCTACTATTTGAGGTTGTAAAGAATTGCTTGTTTGAGAAGCGTAAACTCCGCTTCCATCCTGATAATACCATCTATCAACAAAACCATTTCCGCCACCTACAAAGGCAAGTATTGAAGTAGTGTCTAAAAGACCGCCAACAAATCCAATATCTAAAGTAGTATTGTCGGAACTTCTACGAACACGTAAGCAATTACCAGCATAAGCCACTGACAACAAATAAACCGACATTGCTAAAGTAGAACCTGTGTAGGTGTCTAAAATTAAAGCGGGAGCAGTATTTGACCAAACTAAATTCGTTCCTAAATAAACGCTTTCAATTTGGGTTGTGCCAATTTTACAATCTAATATGTCGGTTGTTCCTAACTTCATTATGCGGTTATAAAATATAATGTATTTGCGTCAGGAGTTCCGATTGCATCGTATTCAGCTTGAGTAACCGTTGTTATTTCATTTGTCGTATAAGTTGCTCCTACATTCTTTTCTAGTAATCCACTCAAATCTTGGTCGCCCGTGTTAGTTCCGCTTGTGTTTCCAATTACAACTAATTCAGCATCGCTAACATAATTTTTATCTGTTACTTCTGCAATATCGCCTGTATCTAAAACAACTACGCCTGTTTGACCGTTTACGCTTGCAACCGCACCGCTTGCATCAATATCAGCTAACGCGTCATCTAAAGTAGTCACGGTAGAAGTAACAGGATTATTAACTGTGATAACGTCGCCTGATTCTTTTAAGAAATTGCTCTTTTTAATCTTAAAGCTTGTACCCTCTGACGAATCGGTTATATCGTTTGGGTCAACTATGTGAATAAAAGCATCATTCGTGGCTACGGATGCTTCTTGAACTTCGGTTAATCTTTTATCTACAAATGCCATTATTCAAATATATATTTATCATCGTTTTGAAATACAAAGTTTTCTCCTGATTGAAAGACTTTTTGAAAGCCTTCAACTATTACTATACTTCCACCCATTAATGTCTCGCAAAATGGCGCAAAATCAGTTTCCATTCCATTAAAAGTTATTTTATATTGTTGGTCTGTTCCTTTATCTAACTTCTCCGCTATCATTCCGTTTCTAAATCCTCCTAAAAAGAAGTTTCCGTTTCTATCCTCAACCACTACAAAGTAATCTTTTTTTAATAACCTTTGAAATTGTAAATTATCAAATGCGCTTATTTTTATAAAGGTTAATTCTAGGCTTTGATCATAATATTTACCACCATCGTTTTCGTTACCTTGTTGTTGAAATACATCAGCGCTTACTAATTCAAATTTATAAACAAACGTTTGAGGGAATGTTGTTAAATTAACTCCATCGTAAACTATTTGACTAGCCGAATAATTAACAAAAGGGGCAAAGTAAACATTCTTTATGCCTCCTATTGTATCTTTGCATTTCTTTAAACGATTTTGTGTTATTTCAAATACCATCCGCTAGTTACTTTTACATCGGTTGTATCGCATCGGTTGTACTCAGGTAAAGAATTTTCACAAAGCCAATCATTTGTTCTTTTAATGTATGTTTGTGCTTTTGTTCTAAACGTTTGCGCTAAATATTGCACTTCGGCTTTATCTACTATTTGAGTATCTGCGGGTTGATGTTTAAATATTCCTCCATTGTCAACTATGTAAGACGCAGTTTCTGAATACTCAGCAAAAACTTGGTAAATAAGAATCCATCTTATATAATTTTCGTATAACTCTAAATATAACCCTGCTAAAGTATCGGCATAAAAGTCAGTTCTTATCTTTTCGTATAATTCAGTACCTAATAAAGGTTGAATAACCTCAAATTGAACGTAAAGAATTACGGGTTTTGATTTATCTACATCAACATTACCACCTAATGGAGTATATTTTGATATTTCAGCAACGCTTGTTAGTAAAATTTCCATAGTTATTATATATCGTGAGGTGCTATTCCTGCTATTCCTGATGCGTTACTTACTGTTTTTTCTGCTTTCGGACTGTTTACATCGGGTTTTATTCCTTCTATTTTTTTATACGTTAGCTTTTCCCAATAATGTTTACAAGTTCCACCTGTAAAATTAGCACTTAATAAACCACCTCCTTTAAATTTCCATATTGAATAAGGCATATTTGGTGTTGGGTGCATTCCGAAACCCGGATTAACATTCTTTTCGCCCATTGCTTCGATGTCCTCTCTTCTGTAAATCTTGTTTGCGCTCATCATTCGCTGACAAAATTCTCTTTCAGGGCTTGCGTTTCCTGCGTATCTATATCGATATAAATAAAACTCTGTATCATATATCGATTTAGCATTGCTATAAGCCGTTCCTGTGCTTACTGAAAGTTGTATTTTATCTTCTTCTTCATAATCAACCGCTTTAATACTTTCTAATTCGTAACCCTCAATCTCTTGACTTTCGCCAAGCTCCAAAAATAACTCTAAATCAGTCTTTTTTTTTTCGTCTGCGCTCATCTGTACAGGCGTTTGTGTTTCTGTAAGCGGTCTAAAATACAAATCTAAACTTATATCGTTCATTGCTATAATTTCGCTTAAAGCTTCTAAAATATATTGTTGTTTAGGTTGTATAACACGTTTCATTAATTGCGCTTCTGCCGTGTCTAACTCATCAGCATTATTGCCAAACCCTGTACTGTCTTTAATTCCAAAAAGCATAGGAGAAACGACTTTGTGTGCAGTCATTATTTGTTGTCTACTTTCGGCTGTTAAAAAATCCCACTGCTTATGTTGTTGTTCATTAACAGGAAAAGGAATAACTGTTATTTCAGCGTCTTTACTTCCAAAGTTTAATATAAATTTAGTAGCGTTTGGACTGCCTGTTAATTTTTCTTTAATCTTTTTCTCAAATACTTCTTTTTCTTCTGAAGTTAGAGTTTGACCATCGGGAACGTTGATAATATAACCTGCGCTTAATCCGTTTTTAATAGAATTAATACAAAAGTTTGCTATCTCCTCTTCCATTTCGCAATATGGCAAGCCTGCTAAATAATCAGGCAATTCAAAGTAATTACAACCTGCCGAATACGGTTTAACCACATATACTTCTATTTCTTCTTTAGAAGTTCCGAATACAGGAAATTTCTCGTAACCTATTTTTCGCCATTTACTCCAATCTTTACAATAAAAGTAATGTTCTATCTCTCCATCCTCATTTTCAATCTCAGGAATAACTAAATTTTTTGGTAAGTGATAAATTCCTGCTACTTTTTTACGGTCTTTAGTTTTTACAATCTGAAAAGAGCAACCTCCAAAATCTTGAAAATCAGCAAGAACTCTTTTTATTTCTTCGGGTTTAATTAAAGATAAAAAAGCAAGCCATTGCTCAACTTTAAAACTAGCATCTTTAGCAGATAATCCACGCCCATACATTAAGTCGGCATAAGAGCGATTGATAGTAGAATTTGTAACACTACCGTTTTTTCTATCAATTATGTATTGGTAAAACTCATTATTATTACCATTCATAACCCATCCATTAGATTTATTTTCTACTAGTTTAGGCCTAACGTAATTCGATAATTGTATTAACTTTATATCGCTCATATTGTAAAAACGTCTTTTGTTATTTCGTACTGTTGCAAGTTGGTTTGGTCTGTAATAAATAATTTTCCACGATATACAACCTCATCGTTTGAAAGTATTTTAATTTGAAAGTTTGAATTATTTATAAACTCCTGTTCAAAATCTATATAAACATAACCATCAATAGTAATTGGTGTTAATGTTTGTGATATAGTTTGGCTTGTTTCTTCATTGTATAATTCCATTACTACATTGCCTGTTATATTGAATCTAGGAATCAATATTAACTCGTGCTCTGTATCGTTTGGACTTAGTACTTTCATAATGTTATAACGAAAAAAACCGTTAATTGTATCAAAAAACGGTTTTTAAAAATGAAAGACAAAAATTTATTATTCAGCTACTAATGCTAAGAAAGCCGTAGTTGTTGCGCTATCTAAGAAAGGCGATAATGCGCTTTCAGTTGCAACTCCTGTAATGTTATAACCGTTAAAATCAGCTTTTGCACCTCCTGTTGTTGGCGATACAGTAAAGTCAATTCCATCGGTAATACCTACTACTAAGTAATTACCCATACGGTCTTTTACTACTGCTTTTGGATAACCGTGTACTAATAATTTAAATTCTAAATTATCCTCCTTAGTTATTTTATGTAATGCTAAAGTTAAAGTTTGCGTATTTGGTGAAGTTCCTGTATTTCTATCGCCAACCATTGATTCAACATAAGTATTTCCATCCCCAACTAAATCGTATTGGAATACTTCTGTTAAAAGCGGATTAATAGCGGTACAAACTCCGTTAACTACTGTGAAAGGGTTTTCTACATCGTTGAACAAATATAGTTTGTTCATTCCTGCGATTGCATCCTTACAACCTTTAACTCTATTCTGTGTTATAAGACAAGCCATATATTTATAATTTTGATAAAGGGAGAAACTAATCCCCCTTTGTTACTTGTTACTTAATTAAGAAATATTTCTAGCCCAAACAATCTCAGCACCGTTGTAGTACTGTACTCCTGCATTGTAAACCATTGTACCTCTTACTAAACCTGTAAGCAATCCTATTTCGTCCTCATCGACAAGTTTTACCTCGTTATGGTCAGCCTCTAACCCTGTTCCGAAAATTAAGTTTTTAGGGTCTGCGATTACAATTGTTTCAGCAGGTAATCCATTGATTTCTTCCAATGTGTATTTACCAATTTTCATTGCGGTATTAGCGTCTCCACCTAAGCCGTTTGCTAAACCTTTAGAAATTAAAAAGAAAGTATAGATTTGAAAGATGTCAGTAGAAACTCCAATTTTTAAAGGTTTTCTACGCAATGCTACAGGAACTGCCGCTAAAGCTAATTTTAAATTTGCTTCGATATTAGCCTCTGTAACAGGGCTTGCTAAATCAACATCTATTACTTCTGAATCCGCTAAAAACAATTTTAAGAATCCATCAAACTCGTCGTCATTTGCGCTATCCCCGTTCCAAATATTATCATCAAACTCTTGTGCGGTTTGTGCTAATTTTTCAACTAAGATTGCGTCCATAATATCTTTAGGCGCGTTGTCATTGTGCGCGCTTGCTCCCATTGATTCTTCTGACCATTGTGCTCTGAAAGTTTCTTTACAAACGCTAAAATCATCTTTGAATTTTTTAGGAGCAAGAATTTTTTCAGTCAAAGTAATTGCGCCCGCAGGTGTAAACCCACAAGTATATTCCCTTTTACCTCCTGTTAATTGAATTTTACGTAAAGCTAGTTGATAGTTTACATTTTCGTATCTTGTTACGAATCCTTTTGCTAATGTATCAGCTTCTTTAAAAGCTTGACCTACAATTGCGCCTGCTTCTCTGCCTGCGTAATTCGACGTTACTGTTGTTGTAGTTGCCATTTATTTATTTTGTATTTTTTAATTATTAATTAAGCTACTGTTCCTGTAATAGCCCCTGCGCTTGCTCCGATTCCGTATGCGTACCAATTAGTTCCATCTGAATGAAATTCAACAAAATCCCCTACTGTTTCCGCTGTTGCTACAAATGAAATAGTGTTTTCATTAGCGAATGGAACTAATGTACTGTTCACATCTGCGCTTCCTTGTATAACGCTTGTAGTTGCTACGATAGTCCAATTTGTTGTTGCAAATGCACTTCCGATTGTAAACCTTGCTTTAAATCCTTTTTTCGTTACTGCTGGCAAAGTAATTACCGCCCCTGCGCTAGCTGATAGTGTAAAGCCTTTACCGCTATCTGATTGAGTTAATGTGGTTGCTCCTGTTCCTTGTACTAAATTAAAACTTGGAGCAGTTGGTGCAGTAGGTACGCTTGCTCCTCCACTTGGCGCGCCTGTTTCAACGGGCTTAGTAGATAATATTTTTTTAATGTTTGCTAATCCCGCTACTACTGCTAAACCTGCCATTACGGGTCCTAAAACTATACCTGCGGGACCACCTACTGACGAACCTGCGGCATAAGCCGCTACTGCTCCTTTGTAAGTATCCATAGTAGCCTGTGCAACCGCCACTCCTTTAGCTAATGCGCTCCCCTCTTTTGCTAAACTTCCAATAAGCGAAAGCGTTTGACTAGCGACTTGAAGTTGATTATCAGCTACGGCTTTGTCACGTATTTTCTTTTGCTCGGCTAATGCGGTTTCATTGTCAGATAAGGCTTGGTTTAATTCTTGTTTGCGTGCTACATAATCGCTATCGGCTTGCGTTCTTTCAGCTAGCGATAACATCATATTATCTCTGTCCGCCTGTAATTTATCTAAATCTAATTGCGCCTGCTCTTCTAAAAGTTCTCTTTGCTTTTCAAGTTTGATAACAGGATCAACTTCGTTTTCAACTTCCCACTCTTTTTGGTCAAGTATTAATTTACGTTCCGCTTCGGTTTTCTCGGCTTTTATTTGGTCAAGTTCTTCGTTGATTTTTGCTTCGTCCTCACGTCTTAAATTTTCATAGTAGGCACGTACTTTTGCTTTCTCTTCCTCAGTAGCTTTTAATATTTCAAGTTCTTTTAACGCTCGTTTTTCTTCTAAATTAATTTTATCTAAATTAGTTTTCGCTAAAGCATCCTCTTCTTTCTTTTTATAATCTTCAAGTATTTTATCGATTGCAGTTATTTTTTCATTCTCACGATTAATAGTTTCATCACGTTTTTTCTTTTT